TCCAATACGAACTGAGCCGGTTGAATTTTGGAAAGCGGTGCTGTTCGGACGATGCAAACCTGTGTGAAGTATTAGAGATCAATGCCGGGGACGGTGAACAGGCTGACTATGTTGCAGCAGTGCTTGACGGCAGTAAATTTAATACCCAGTACCGCAAGCAGTTGGAAAAGACCTCAGCGGACGGGACAACGGCCTGCTACATCCGTCTGGACAATGCAACCTTTATGGATGATGGTTCCGTGCAGGGCGGCGAGATCAAACTGAATTATGTGGAGGCGGATGCATTTCTGCCGCTGACTGTGGAAGATGATATTGTGATCGAGGCTGCTTTCTCGGGGAGTGCTTTGTCCAAGGGAAAGAAGCAGACCACGCTGGTACTGTTTACCATTGGCGAGGATGGCAATTACATTGCAGAGACACATGTGTTTGACGATAAAGGTACTGAGATAACAGATAGGAAAACCGTTGTACAACTAGGTGATGTGAAGCCCTTTGCGGTGATGCGGAATGCGGAGGTTAATAATCTGGATGATATGGAAGGCTATGGGTTGCCGAAGTTGTGGGATGCAATCCCGGCGCTGAAAGTTGTGGATCTGTGTTATAACGTTCTTTTTTCTGATTTGGATAAGTCAGAAAAGATCATTCTAATTAGTGAATTGCTATGTGAGTTCGATGAGAATGGTAAGCCGAAGCTGACCACGGAGCAAAAGAAGTTGTTCGTATTTACTGGCGAGAAACTACCGGAAGAAAAAGGCATGATCCAGGAGTATAATCCAGAGATCCGTGTGGAGCAGATCACCAAGGCGTTTGAACTGGCATTGTCCCTGTTATCTATGTCCTTCGGCTATGGCACAAAGAAATATAGTTTCGAAAACGGGCAGATTACCACAGCAACCGAGTATGTGGGAGAGCATCAGGATCAGACGCAGGAACTTAACCGACAGCGGCAGGAAGCCGTCCGATACATACAGGATATCTGCCGGGCGGTGATGTGGTTCGCAAATACCTTCCACGGCAAGTCATTCAACCTGGAGCAGGAAGTCCTGGTGGACTTTGATGATAGTTATATCACTGATCGGGAGGCAGAACTGGAACGCAAACGTAATGATGCGCTCTCTTTCGACATTCCGAAGCTCACGGTTTGGTATCTGATGGACGCATACAGTCTCACGGAAGAGGAGGCACAGAAATTGGTAGATGAAAAGCTGCAGATTGATGATAATTTGGATGGAGAGGATGAAGACTAATGTTGTCAGAGGAGCAGTTGGAGATCATAGAAGAAGCCCTTGTACCGCTGTTCCAATATCTGGAGCATGAGGTCATCGTGGATATTGCCCGCAGGATACAGAAGACCATGACATATACCAGGACTGCGGAGCTGCAGGCGCACTCCATGAGTGAACTGGGGTATAGTCCGGCGAGAATCCGCAAAGAAGCGATGAAGCTACTGACGTCAGACCCGGAGTACCGGAAAGCGGTGGCTAAAAACACCCTGGAATATAAGCGGGAGATCCGTGATATTATCAATAACATTACCAAGGAGGCATACAAGGCAAATGATGAGATCGTAGCTGGTGCCGGGAATATGGCATGGATTGATGATCTGTCCGTGTGGAAACAGAATGCGAAGGAGTTGACGGATAACTCTTTTTTGCCGAGACTTGTGGAAATGTTTTCGGAGCAGACGGCCGGAGCCCTTAAAAATATGACGCAGACTACCGGCTTTAAGACCATGAACGGATATGAGGCGGTGGAGAATACGTATCAGCGGGAACTGGATAAGGCTATTATAAAAGTATGCTCCGGCACATTCAGTCGGGACAAGGTGATACAGGATACCGTACATAATCTTGCACAGAGCGGTCTGCGGTCCATTGATTTTGCTTCGGGGTACTCTATGCAGCTGGATACTGCCACGAGAATGGCGGTTAGAACCGGATGCCACCAGATGGCCGGTAAGGTGTTGGATAATAATATTATGGTATCCGGCGAGAATCTGGTATACGTCTCCAAGCACTGGGGAGCCCGTAACACGGGAATTGGTCATGCCAATCATGAGCAGTGGCAGGGCCATGTGTATTTTGTGAAAGAAGGGCAGGACTACCGGACGGAAGCAAAACGCATTGGCCAGGACTATATAACAGATCTATGGAGAGCCACAGGCTACAGCGTGGATGGTGCGCATGAAAATGATCCGCTTGGCCTGTATGGGTATAACTGCAGACATAATCATCATCCGTGGTTCGAGGGAGTGTCCAGCTATCCGAAGGAGAGTCCGGAGCCGTCCCCTGTTATTATCAATGGCAAGGAATATGACTATTATGCTGTTACGCAGAAAATGCGGGCGCTGGAAAGAAATATCCGGGCACTGAAACGGGAAAAGGAAGCACTCAAAGCCCTTGGAATGGATACACAAGAGATCAATGTGAAAATCAGCAGGAAGCGTAGAGAGTACAAGGAGTTCTGTCAGTCTGCTGGAGTGAATGAGAAGCCTGCACGGTTGCGGTATGAATGTGGCACATCGGATTTGAAAAAGACACAGGCGTGGAAAAAATACCATGATACCTCTTTTGAGAATGACCTAAAGGCAAAGACATTAGGTGCATCTGACGCTGTAGGGGATGGCAGTGAACCGGTATATATCGGACAGATCGATATTTCTAAGGCGGAAGATGCAATAGAGTACTATGGCAACCAGATAAGGGACAGTGAAATAGAGAAACTGATTGTCATTGATAAAGAGGGCAGGCTGTATTACAATGAGGGTGTAGAAGATGCAGTCAGCGTAGGAAACTTGGATCTGTCAGAGTGCATAGTACTGCATAACCATCCGAAAACAAATGGAATAATGTCGTTTGGTGAAGATGATTTTAATCTTATGAGGTATTTCCAGTCAGCATCATACAGGCTGGTAAATGAAAAATATGACTATAGAGTTGAAATTATTAAACCGATAGATATGGTAACTTATAATCAGGCATGGAGATGGGCCATTGAAGATATGATGGACGAAGGGAATACCGGAGAACTTCAACACCGAATCATGCAGAGCTTAGCAAATAGAGGATACATAGCGTATGAGCAAAAGAGTATTGTCAGAAAGCCAAAAGGCTAGGATAGATGAGATTACCAATCAATGGGAAAAAGAACGTGAAGAGGAGGAGAAGAAGATTTCCCCTTCGACAACTCACACTTTTGATGGAGAAAGAACCCGTATAAATATCAGGTTGGAAAAAAAATATATGCCGCTAATACAAGCTATCATGGAAGAAGGATAAGCTGGAGTAAAAAAGATTACAGATTTTTATTGAAACAAACATAAGTTTGTTTTATAATAACACTGTGAGACACGCCAACCTACAGAAAGTTGGTAATATATGAGTTCTAAATGGTGTAAGTGCCCGAAATGTGGCAACCCGCATTTCCTTAAGGTATTGCCGAGCACGAAGATTTCAAATTTTCCGGCGTACTGCAAGAAATGCAAAAATGAAATAGTAATCAACGTAGAGCCTAGAGCCGATGTGATCAATTCCAAGTAATTGATCTGCGGCTCTTTTTTTATTGCTCTACAGTGGCGGAATAGAGCAGAGGCAGCTCACCGGGTTCATGCCCCGGAGGTCGCAGGTTCGATCCCTGCTTCCGCAATTTCCCATATCGCAGAAAGTGCGATTCAAAAAATATTTTAGGAGGATAATATGAAGAACATTTTTGAAATCATGAAAGAGTATGGTCTGGAAGTGCCGGAGGACAAGAAAAAGGAATTTGAAAAGACCGTACTGGAGAATTACAAGACCATGACTGACTATGACAATCAGGCCAAGAAGCTGGACGCAGCCAATGAGACTATCAAGGCTAATGATACCGCCATGAAAGACTTACAGGATAAGTTAGACGGATTTAAGGATGTAGATGTGTCTGGCCTGAATCAGAGAATCAATGATCTGGAAACAGAAAAAGCTAATATCCAGAAGGATTATGATGCTAAGATTGCAGATCGCGATTTTAATGATCTTGTGAAAGAAAACATTGCTGCGGCCAATGGCAAGAATGCCAAGGCTATTATGGCGCTGTTGGATGTGGAAACACTGAAAGCATCTAAAAACCAGAAAGAGGATATCGCAGCAGCACTGAAAGCCTTAACAGAAGCAGAAGATAGTAAAATGCTCTTCGGCGCACCGGAGCCTAATCCGGTAGGAACAGGAAATCTGATCGGACAGGTGAGAACCGGAGGTGGATCGAATGCAGATGATGCTGCAATGAGAGCCGCTATGGGATTGCCCCCTGCATCGGAGACAAAATAAGAAGGGAGAATTAAATGTCTAACACAATTA